GTCTGGTGTCGTTCGAATTCCAGGGGCAGCCGCTGGAAACCATCCCGCCCGAGCTGCAGGACCAGGCGGCGGCTTATCTCGACGCCGCCGCCGAGGTGGTGCACGACGCGGTGACGGAAAGCAATTTCTTTATCGAGATGCCCCAAGCCTTGACGAATGTGCTGGTGTCCACCGGCGCACTGCTGGTCAATCCGGGTGATCCCGACGTTGGGCCGCCGCTGGTGTTCGAGGCCATCCCAATAGCTAGCGTGGTGCCCGAGGAAGGCCCTTTCGGCACCATCGAGACGGTGTTTCTGCCCAGGTCCATGGCGCGCCGCGATGTTCCGGTGCGTTTCCCCGACGCGGAAAAGGCGCTGTGGGCGGTAGATGGCTGGGACAGCAAGCTGCGCGACGATCCTGACGGCAAGGTGGAGGTGATAGAGGGGCAGATATTCGAGCCGCACCGCCGCACCTATCGCTACGTGGTCTATCTGGCCGAAGGCGAACACAAGATTGTGGACCGCCCGCTGTCGTCCAAGGCAATCATCGTCTTCCGCATGGGCAAGGCCACGGGGGAAGTGCTGGGGCGCGGCCCCGCCATCACCTGCCGTGCCGATCTGAAGACGGCAAATGTCACCAAGAAATTGACGTTGCAGAACGCCGCCATCGCCGTGGCCGGCATCTATCAGGCCGATGACGACGGCGTGTTGAACCCCAACACCGTCGAACTGGTGCCTGGGACCATTATTCCCAAGGCCCCCGGCTCGGCCGGGCTGCAGCCGCTGCGACCGGCGGCGGACTTCAACGTATCGCAGATCATCCAGGCCGATCTGAATGCCGGCGTGAAGGAGGCCATCGAAGGCCCGCCCATGCCCGGCTATGACCAGGACCGCCCGGTGGCGCAGGCATTTCTGACCGCCGAGCGCGAACGCGCCGAGGTGGAGGTGCCCAAGCACACAAGGTTGTTTTATGAATTGGACATCCCCCTGTGGCGCCGGGTGGTGGACATCCTGACCAGCGACCAGTTTAAAGGCTCGCGCTGGTACATCCCGCCGGTGTTCGTCGGCACCGGCAGCGACGGCCGCCAGTTGGAACTGAAGCCCAAGGCGGAAAACCCGCTAGCACGCATCCAGAAACAAGCCCAGTGGCGCGAACAGCTGAACGCTGTGGCCACGGCGATCCAACTGTTCGGGCCGGATGCCGTGGGGCGGGAACTGAAAGCGCAGGAAATGTTGCGCGATTTTTTGATGCAAGCTGGCGGCATTCAGCCCCGGTACTTGCTAACCGCCCAGGAAAAGCAGGCCATCGCACAGCAGCAGCAGGCCCTGCAGCAGGCGCAGATGGCCGGTTTAACCGCCGGTGTCCAGGGCGCGGCAGAAATGGCGGGAACCGAGACGGGCGCCCAGGTGCTGCAGGACATGGGCAAGCTGATGGGGGGCGTCAATGCTTAAGCGCCGGGAAAGCGAACCGACCGAGGCGGACAAGGCGGCCGCGCGCCTGTTTTCCGGCCATGAAGGGCAGGTGTTTTTGGCCGAGCTGGCGCGCCTGACCGTCAACAACACTGGCAATTTTGCCACCGCGCCCGAGGCCGAACTGCGGGCGCATGCGGGCAAGTGCGCCCTGTATCAACACATTCTTGGCATGATCAAGAGGGGACAAGGACAATGACCGAACTGACCTTTACCGGCGGCGCCGAAACTGGGGCCACCACCAACGCCACGACCACCACCCAGGCGCCCGGCACTCAGGCCGCCACCGATGGCGGCGCTGCAGGTGCCGGCGCGGCACCCGGCACAGCGCCCGCCGGCACCGAAACCGCCGCCAATCCCTGGGTGCTGGAACACAAGGGGCGCGACGGCACGGTGACGCAGATCGAGGTGCCCGAGCCGTTCCGCAACCAGGACGGCACGGTGAATGTAGCGGCGCTGGCCAAGGCGAACGCCGATCTGCGCCAGCAGCTTTCCACGCGACCCACGGCGCCGGAAAAGTACGATTTCGCCGCCATCATCCCCAAGGAGGCCCAATCCGTGCTTGGGGATGTGCTGGCGGAAGACGCGCCCCTGCTGCCCAAGGTCGAGGCCTGGGGCAAGAAGTGGAACCTGCCGCCCGAGGCCATGGGCGAGGCGTTGGGGCTGCTGGCTGAGCGCGACGAGCTGCTGGGTCAAGCCGGCGACGCCGACATGACCAAGGCCCAGGAACAGGCATGGGCCGAGGCGGTGCAGCTGGTGGGCAGCAAGGAAAAGGCGGAAGGCATCGGCCGCCGCTTCGCCGCCGCCCTTGGCCTGACCGACAAGGATACCATCGCCATTCCGCCCAAGGCGTTGCCGGCTCTGGAAAAGCTGCTGGAAAAGGCCGGCGCCGGCACCGTGCCGACCACGCGGGATGCGCCGCCGCAGGCTGCGAAACCTACCGAAGCCGAGTTGAAGGCCATGATGCAGGACCCGCGTTACTGGAAGACCAAGGATCCTGAGTTCGTCGCAAAGGTCGCCGAAGGCTTCAAGGCGCTGTACCCGGAATAAATGGTTGACAGTAGCGTTTTTTTGCACCTAAGCGCGGGTCCGGTGGTTCTCATGTCTGCGGCATATCCGACCACGGACCCGCGTTAAATCCAGGGAACGCACCCTGCGGCATATCATGGCGCTGACCCGCAGTACCTGCCCGCCTGCCCCGCGTCATGGGGCGAGTATGGCCGGACTGCGGGTTACTCCTTTCCGGCCCCTCGTCACAACGAACATGGGCCATAGCCATGAGCCAATCCATCAGCAACGCTGAAGTCCGGCACTACGGTGCCGAAGTCCACGCCGCCTACCAGCGGCAGGGGTCGAAGCTGCGCAACACCGTGCGCACGCGGCAGGGTGTCACCGGCGCTATCACCGTTTTTCAGAAGGTCGGCAAGGGTTCGGCCAGCACCAAATCGCGCCACGGCAAGGTGCCGGTCATGAACGTCGATCACAGCACGGTGGAATGCCAGCTGTTCGACTACTATGCCGGCGACTGGAACGACAAGCTGGACAATCTGAAGGTCGGCCATGACGAACGCTCGGTGATCGTCAACGCGGGCGCCTATGCCTTGGGGCGCAAGACCGACGAGCTGATCATTGCCGAGCTGGACAAGTCCACCAACTACGCGCTGGACGGCACCACGGGGCTGACCAAGAACAAGATCCTCACCGCCTTCGAAATGCTGGGCAACGCCGACGTGCCCGATGACGGCCAGCGTTACGCCATCGTCGGTTGGCGCCAGTGGTCCGAGCTTCTGCAGATCCCCGAATTCGCCGATGCCGATTACGTCGGTCCCGACGACATGCCGTGGAAGGGCGGCGCCACCCAGGGCAAGCGCTGGCTGGGCACCCTGTGGATGCCCCATTCCGGCCTGAGCAAGTCCGGCAGCGTCCGCTACTGCTACTGGTACCACAAGACTGCGGTCGGCCACGCCATCGGCGCCGATGTCAGCGCGGACATCACTTGGCACGGCGACCGGGCCGCCTGGTTCATCAACCACATGATGTCGCAGGGTGCCTGCCTGATCGACAGTACCGGCGTCGTCTCCATGCGCTGCCTGGAAAGCTAGGGGAGGGGCACATGGCATTCGTTCAGCGGAACCTCGAATACGTGGGCGGCGTCCTGATCTCCCACTGGAACTACACTACGAGCGACAGCGCCGCTACCGTGGACACCGAGGGCTATTTCAACGCGGCAAGTTCCATTCTGAAGGTGGGCGACCGCATTCATGCCAATGTCGGCGTCGGCGGCACCCCGGCTTATGGCACCTTTGTGGTGCTGTCGAACAGCGGTGGCGTGGTGGACGTGGCCGACCTCAACGCCCTTGGCGGCACCGACACCGACTAATGGCCAAGCGCAAGAGCCTGCCCCCGGCCGAACAGGCCGGGGGTGATGGCCTGCCTTCGGTGGCGACCGCGCCGGACATGGCCACGGGTCTTTACAAGCATTTCTCGCCCAGCTTGCAGGCACTGACCGGCGGCACCATGGACGCGCCGGTGCCCGATTTGTCAGTGCCGAACCCGGTGCGGCCCGCCAAGCTGGCTCGCGTGCCCGGCACCCGTTTGCGTTTCCTGACCACGGGAGCTTAGGCATGCTATCCGACATCGCGCTTTGCTCGCGTGCTCTGTTGAAGATTGGGGCCAACGCCATCGCGTCATTCGATGAAGGCTCGGCGGAAAGCGAGGTGTCGGCCAATCTGTATCCCTGCATCCGCGACGCGCTGCTGTCGTCGCATCCCTGGAACTTCGCCACCGGACAGGTCACGCTTCCCAGGCTGGCCGCCGTGCCGGTGGCCGATTTCCAGTATGCCTATCAGTTGCCCGCCGATTTCCTGCGCGTGCTGTCGGCCGGACAGAACGAGCGCGGCGCCGGCATCCGCTATCGGCTGGCTGAAAACCGTCTGCACACCGATGCCGAAGAGGTGGTGCTGACCTATATTTTTCGGCCGGACGAAATCAGCTTTCCGCCCTTCTTCGATCAGGTGCTGATCGCCCGCCTTGCGGCGGAATTCTGCATCCCGCTGACCGAAAGCACCACGCGGGCGCAATACCTCGCCGCCCGCGCGGAAGACGAGTTCCGCCGCGCCAAGACCATCGACGGCCAGCAGGCCACGCCTAAGGCGCTGTCCACCAATCTGCTGATCGCGGCGCGGGGGTAGGCATGGCCAAGGCGGTTTCCCAGGTCTTCGGCTTCGCCTTCGGGCGTCTTGACCCCGATCTGGTGGCGCGCACGGACCTCACGGCGTATTACCAGGGAGCGCGCGAGGCGCTGAACGTGGTGCCGCGCGCGTTGACCGGCCTGGACCGCCGCCCCGGCCTTACCTTCCAGTCGTTCATGCCCGAGGCGGCCAACGGCTTCCGCTGGGCGGCGTTCGAGGCTGGGACCAATGGCCGCTTCATGGTCATGTTTCTGCCCGGTGTCCTGCGCATCCGCAAGGATGGCCTGACCCAGGTTTACGAAAACGACGCCGTTCCGTGGACCGCCGACCACCTACCCACGCTGTACTGGACGCAATCGGCGGACACCATGTTCATCTTCGCCGAGGGGCTGGCACCCTACCGCCTGCAGCGCCAAGGGTCAGACACAGCATGGCTGTTGGAACAAGCCAACTGGACGAACCCGCCCAGTTGGCAGTTCGGCGCCGACACTGCCGGCACCTTGACGGTAAGCGCCAAGAGTGGCTCGGGCGTCACCTTCACCAGTTCCGCCGCCGATTTCGCGTCGGCGGGTATCGGCTGGACCGTTCGCACCCCCACGGGGCACGGCGTCATCACCGCCAAGGCATCCGCTACGTCGGTGACAGTGGACATCAAGGACCCCCTGGACAACACCGATGCTGTGCCGGCCGGAGAATGGTCGGTCGAGGAGCCGGCATGGTCCGAAACGCGCGGCTATCCATGCGTCGGTACGTTGCGCGAAGGGCGGCTGCACCTGGGCAACACGGCCGCGTTGCCGAACCATTTGTGGTGCACGCGCGCCGGCAAATACTTCGATTTCCACGGCACGGACGAAGCCAACGACGACGAAGCTGCCGATCTGGCCTTTGACGACGATGAGGCCAACCTGCTGTATGGCCTCATCTCGGCTGACCGCCTGATCGCCATCACCTCGGGCGGCCCATGGTCCGTGCCCGACAGCCCCACCACCCCAGCCAACTATTACGGCCGGCGCATCGCGCGCCTGAAATGCGCCCGTGGCCGCCCGGCCGAGCTGGATGGGTCCGTGGTGTTCGTATCGAGCGACGATGACGGCGCCCACCAGTCGCTTTTCGAGCTGGTCTATGATGAGGGCAGCGAAAGCCGCTTCATCTGCTCGGACCTGGCGTTGTACTCCGCCACTGCCTTGCGGTCCCCCAATCCGCAGGAAGTGGTGTCCCGGCGCGGCAGCGCCAGCAACACCGCCAGCTATCTGTATGTTCCCAACCGCGAGGACGGCACCTTGGCGGTGCTGCATTCGCGGCGGTCGCAGAAGGTCACGGCCTGGACACTGTGGCAGACCGCCGGGCAGTTCCTGGGCTGCCTGACACTCGGCAACGCCGTGTTCTTCATGGTTCGCCGCACCATCGGCGGCGTCGAACGCTATTGCCTGGAAAAGCTGGATGAGGACGCGCTTGCCGATTGCTCCAAGCGCGCGCGCTCCGACACCCCACAAACCGTCTGGACCGGCTTCGATCACCTTGAAGGTCAAGCGGTGCGCCTGGTGGCTGACGGTGGCGTGGCCGGCACCGTCACCGTCACGGACGGCACCATCACCCTGCCCGAGCCGGCCAGGGAGATCGAGGCCGGTTTCAGCTTTTCGTGGGTGATCGAAACCATGCCGGCCGAGGCGCAATTGGCCGATGGCACCCTGATCGGTGCCAAGTCGCGCGTCTGGAAAGCCGTTGTCCAGGTGCAGGACACCGGCACCCTGACCATCAACGGCCGCCGCATCGAACACCGCCGCATGGGCGTGGCACGGTTCGACGCGGCGCCGACCCTTTACACCGGCGAAATACAAATCCGGCAGCTTGGCTGGGGCGCACGCCAGCCCATCCGCATCACCGGTGACGACCTGGTGCCGGCCAGCGTGCTGTCGGTGACGATCTTCCTTTCGGCCACGGAGTGAGACATGGGCAAGAACGCGGCCAAGATCATCCTTCCCGTGCTGGCTATCGGCGGCTTGGCCGCCGCCACCGGCGGTTTCGGGCTGTTTGGCGCCAGCGGCGCCGGAGCTGCCGCCAGCGGTGCAGGTGCAGGCGCCGCCGCCGGTGGTGCCGGTGCGGGGGCCGGTGCGGCGGCGGCGGGGGCCACGGCCGCCAGCGCGGCGGAAGGCGCCGCCCTGACCGCCGGAATAGGCTCTGCCGGCAGTACCGGGGCCTTCGTGTCCGGCGCCGAGCTGGCGTCCCTAGGCGCACCGGCCGGTTTCGCCGGTTCGGTGGCGCCGGTCGCCGGTGTCAGTGTCGCGCCGGCCGGTGGCGGCGCGGTCATGGCGGAACTGGGCATGACCACCGGTGGCTTTTCCACCGCCGCGCCGGGCATGATGCCCATCGGCGCCGCTGCCGCCGAAAGTTCGCCGGGCCTGTTTTCGTCCATCATCGGCAAGGCGGGCAGTGGCGCCCTGTTGACTTATGGCGAGGCGGCGGGGCTTGGCGTCTCGGGCGTCGGTGCGGCCGTCAACGCGGCCAATGCCGCCGCCCAGGCCAAATCGCAGCAGGATGCTCTTGAGCTGCAGCGCTTGGCCGCCGAGCTGGACGCCACCAACCGCGAGGTGGATAGCCAGCAGGCGCTGGCGAAAGCCCTGTCGTCGCAGATGGTGGTGTTGAACGCGCAGGGCCGCGATCCGTCCGCCCCCACGCCACTGCGTCTGGCCAGCGCGGCCGAGAGCGAGGCCCGCAGTCAAATTCTGTCCGCCCGCGCCGGCGCCGCCGCGAATGCCGCCAGCCACAGTCTGCTGTCCTCGCAGGTGCGCCGCTCGCGTACCGGCGCCATGGCCGGTTCGCTACTGCAGCTCGGGCGCGATGGCTGGTCCGTCTTTAACGGCCGCTCGCTGATCGGGTAGGTCATGACGCTGCGCCCCTCGATCCCCCGCTTTGCCCGGACCGCCGCCCGTGCGGACCTGTCGCGCATCGGCGCCCAGGGCGGCCCCAGTGCCGCACTGGGTGCGTTATTGTCCGACCTGGCCGGGGGCATGATTGCCGATGCCCAGCAGGCCGAGGCCGAAAAGGTGTCCGCCGCCGCCTATGCCGAGGGCGCCGAGATGGGCAACAAGGCCGCCGCCGAGGGTGCGGCGCTGACGCTGCCGGATGATGACGGCACGGTGCGCAATCAGGCACTGAAACAGGGCGCCATTGCCGGTTGGCTGGCCCGGTTCGACGTTGACACCCAGGCCAAGGCCGAGACGTGGGCGGCCGAACATGCCAACGATCCCGAGGCGTTCGCGGCCAAATGGCACGGGCTGACCGCCGGTACGCTCAAGATGGTGCCGACCGAATTGCAGCCCCAGGTGCGGGCCGAGCTGGACAAGCGCGGCGCCAAGGTTCTGGGGCACATCCAGGCGGCCAAACTGCAGGCGGAGCGAAAAGCGCTGGAAGACCGGCAGAACGCCGACATCCTGCAGGCGCAATTGCTGGCCGACCGCAGTTCGGAAAACTACTGGCGTCAGGGCGACATTGCCGCCGCGCAGGAACAGGACGCCAAATGGCTGGCCTATCTGGACAGCCGCACCGATCTGGACGCCCGCACCAAGGTTGTGGAACGGGACAAGTTCTTGCACCAGCGCCAGCGCGCCGCCGCCCTGGGAGAGTTTGACCGGGCCAAGGCGCGCGGCCTGTCCGCCGCCGAAACCTTCATCCGCGAATTCCGCAAGCCGGGCCGCCATCCCCAGCTTGATCCCGACATGGTGGAGCGCATCGCCGCCGAGATGGAGCGCCATACGGCCGAATTGCGCGAACAGCGCCGCATTGCTCTGGCCGAGCTGCGCGACCAGGCGCAGGACGCCATCTTCCGTGCCGAGCGCGGCTATGGCGCCGCCAACATCGACGCGCTGGCCGCCAAGGCCCGCGCTCTCGGCGCCGCCGATCTGGCCGGCACGCTGCTGGAAGCCGGGCGCCATGCCCAGCTTGCCGGCGAGCTGGCAAAGCTGCCGCTACCGGCGCTGCGCACTCGCGTCCAGGAATACGACGCAGCCGCCAAAGCGGCCACGGATGGTGCCAGCGCCCGCCGCGCCGAACTGTCCAAGCGCGTGCTGGATGCCACCATCAAGGGGCTGAAGGCCGACGCGCTGGAACATTTCCGCCAACAAGGCGCCAGCGTGCCCGCCATCGACTGGGACAAGCCGGAAACCCTGGCCGCGCGAGCCAAGGCCGCCGATCTGCTGTCCGGGATCAACGGCATCCGCGTGCCGGCGCTGACCAAAAGCGATGCCGACGACCTGGCGGCCCGCATGGAGCAGCTGGGATACGAGGACCGCGCGCGGTTGCTGGGCAACCTGTACCAGGGCCTTGGCCACCGTCGTTTCCCCGAGGTGCTGGAAACCATCAAGGAGAAAGCCCCCGAGGCCGCCCATGCCGGCGCGCTGATGGCCGAGGGGCCGGACGGCCAGAAGGTGGCCCGCGACATCCTGATCGGCGCTGATCTGCGCAAGGCTGTCGGTGGCACGGGCAGCCCCGCCGGGCGGCAGTACATGCCGCCCAAGGATGATCTGTTCGCGCGAGAGTTCCAACGCGAGCTGCCGCCCGAGGCGGTGGCGGGTCTGCACCCGAACGATCTGCGCGGCCTACAGTCGGCCATCCTGTCGGCCTATGTGGCAAAGTCGCACGCGGCCGGCTTGGTCAGTCAGTACACTGTGGACACCACCCTGTTCCGCCAAGCCGTGCGCGATGTCACCGGCGGCGTGCTGGAATGGAACGGCCAGCCGCTGATCGCGCCGGCGCGCGGCATGAGCCAGGACGATCTGGACGCGGTCATGAAGGGGCTGACCGATGCCGATCTGGCGGGCGCTCAATCCATCGACGGCCACCCGGTCACTGCTGCCCAGGTGCGCAAGTACGGCACCCTGCGCATGGCCGAGCCGGGCAAGTACATGGTGGAGATCGGCGGACAGTATCTGGTGACGCCCGATCACCGCCCGGCGGTGATTGATCTGGCCGCGTTGGCAAGGGGGCGCTGATGTTCGTCTCGGACGCCTCGCGCCAGTTTGCCGTTGCCCAGGCCGCCGCCGCCCCGCTGCGGGGCGAGTTGCAGGATTTCGGCCTGGCTTATGCCCGGTCCCTGGAAGACGGCCGCGTGCGCCTGCAAAGCGCCTCGCGCAGCCGCGACCTGAAGCAGTTCTATGACGCCTACACCGACGAAATTTACCGCGTGACCGGCCAGCGGCTGCCCAACCCCATGGTGTGGGACGCGGAAGAGGCCGAGACGCTGGCCGCCGCCGGCAAGTCGCAATCCGATTGGCAGCGCGAGCGTTTTGCAGCCTTTGACGCGAAGGTGGCCGAACTCGCCGCCAAGCACCCCGAGCTGCAGGTAAAGACCCGCGACGACGCCCTGACCGAGGTGGGCAAGCGCGTGCGCGCGGCAAAGGAGGCGGCCGAGCGTCCCGGCGTCAATGTGGGGTGGGCTGGCTTCGGCAGTTTCGTCGGCTACGGCCAAGCTGCCATGGAGGACCCGGTAAACGTCTTCGCCACCGTGCTGACCGGCGGCTTGGGCGGCGGTGCGGCGACGGCCACCGCCGCCGCCCGCGCCACGCTGGCGGCGCGGCTGGCGGAGGCCGCCCGGCCGGTGGCGGCAACCGCCTTGCGCGAGGGTACAATAAACGCGGGCATCGAGGCCGTCACCCAGCCGTCGGTCAAGCGCTTCAACAACGAAATGGGCGTGGACTACACCTGGGGCGAAGCCGCCGGCAACGTCGCCATGGCTGGCGCCGCCGGTGGCATCCTGGCCGGCGGCATGCACGCCGCCGGGCTTGGCCTCAAGTCATTGCTTGGTCGCTGGGACGAAGCCAAGGCCGCCGGCCAGGTGGTGACGGATGCCGAGACGGAGGCGGCGGAAAAGGTGCTGCGCGACGTGGATACGGTGCGCAGGGCCAATCCTTATCCGCCAGGGCCGGAAGGGGATGCGGCGTTTGCCGATGCGGACCGGGCCGTTATCGACGCCCTCAAGGCCGGCCGGCCACTGCCGACGGAAGCCTTGACGCGCTTTGATGCCAATCAGCGCGCCCGCATCCTGGAATTCGCTGATGGAGAGCTGTCCGAGGGTGCCCGTGCCGACCGCAGGAAGCCGGATGCCATCCACCACAGCGTAGCGCGTGGCGAGCGGGCGGAAGCCCTGGCCGCCAGGGTGCAGGCCGACCTGGACAGGGTGGTCGATTTTTCCGAGTCCGTGCACCGCATCGACGAAGACGGCATCAGGCACGCCCTGAAGCGTCACGCGAACGACCATTTGCCGTTACGGCGGGAAGACCTAGCCCGCATTCCCGAGGCGGTGCGCGCTGGCGAGATCGTCAAGGCCGATGTGGGCAAGACTGGGCAGATCGGCATCGAATACCGCCTGCCGGCCGATGGCGGGTGGCTGCACGTGCACGAGGAACTGCGCAAGGACAAGTCGTTGGTGTTTGTTACGGCCTATCGCCGGCCGGATAAAGCGAAACCGGGGCCGCATGGCCCCGGCTCCGGTGGTCCCCAGCGCTCTCCCCGTGAGGGGTGGCCGTCTCCGGGTTCACCACGTGATCCCAATATGCGCGCGGCCCCGGCCGAGCGCAAGAGCCTGCCGCCCGAGCTGCGCCCGCCAGCAGCGCGGAGGCCGGAAACGCTGGTGGGCTGGCTGAAGCGGCAGGGCGGCGTCAACGACGCGGACGGTTGGCTGGCCCATATGGGCGTGGACAACACCGTGCGCCCCGGCCTGATCGCGGCGCGCGGCATGAACCTGGACGATGCCGCCTTGCGCGCGTGGGAAGAAGGCTTCTTCCCCGAATTCTCCGAGCGCCCGACGCCCGACCAGTTGCGCCTGCAGATCGCCAACGACCTGGGGCCGGAAGGCACCGACCGCGTGCGCGGCGCCGACGAGGGCGCCCGGCTGGAATGGGATCATTACGACCATATGATGGCCCAACTGGACCGCCTGGGCGTCGATCCCTACGGCAAGAGCTGGGAGGATGTGCAGGCTGCCGTCCGCGCCGCCCGGGGGGCGCAGCGCGACGAAGACGCCCTGTGGCGCGACGCCTACGCCATCATTGACCCCGAGGGCGCCAAGGCCCTGGACGAGGAAGCCGCCTTCGCTGCCCGGACCTATGGCGAGTTGCTGGACGAAGACGTGGCGATCCCGACTGGCCTGACCGACGCCGACAACAAGCCGGTCATGCAATCAGCCCGCGAATTGATGGATGCCTGGGATGACGAAACCATGACCTGGGACAGCGCAATCGCTTGCTTCGGAAAGGTGGCCTGACATGGACAGATTGGCGAAATGCCTGGGCACCCTGGTTGATGACGGCCATCTGTCGCGGCAGCAGGCCGAGGAAGCCCTGGCGGACGTGAAGCGCGCGGTGCGCAAGAACGCCGAGATCATGGCGCTGCCCGAGGCCGAGCGGAAGGCGGTGGCCGACGTTCTGGCCGCCAAGGCGGCCGAGGCGCGGCGCCAGAAGTACCTGACCGCGCTGCAGGCCATGAAGCTGAAGGAGCTGGCCGCCCGCGCCGACGCTCACCCCCAGGGGCGGCAGGCGGCGTTCCTGGGGGCGCTGACCAAGGATTGGACCGGCCACACCAACGGCGCCAACGTGGAATACCGCGCCAGCGCCATCCATGCCCTGCTGGACCGCGCGGCGCTGGCGCTGTTCGACCGCTATGCGCCCAAGAAGCTGGGTTTCCAGGAACAGACCGCCGGCCTGCACCTGGTGATCCGCGAGCTGTTCGGGGAGGACACGGGCGACGCGGCCGCCAAGGCCGCCGCCAAGGCGTGGCGCGAAACGGCCGAAAAGGCGCGGCAGTGGTTCAACAATGCCGGCGGCGACATCGGTCAGTTGGACACTTGGCGTCTGCCCCAGTCGCACGATCAGTTGCGCATTCTGGACGCGGGGTTCGAGAAATGGGCGCACACCCTGGACGAAGTGGGCGCGGAAATCTTCGACGCCCACGGCAACCCGCTGCGCGGCCTGGAACGGCAGACCGCGCTGCGTGAGGTGTATGAGACGCTTTCCACCGGCGGCACGAACAAGCTGGCGCCGGGGTCAACTGGCGGCGGCAAGAAGCTGGCCAACAAGCGGGCCTCGCCCCGCGTGCTGCATTTCCAGAACGCGGACGGCTGGCTGCGCTATCACGAGGAGTTCGGCACCGGCAGCCTGTATTCCACCTTTGCCGGCCACCTTCGCGCCATGTCGCGTGACATCGCGGCCCTTGAGGTGCTGGGGCCGAACCCCGCCGCCACCGTGCGGTGGATGCGCGACATGGCAGAGAAATCCGCACCCGGTTCGGGCCGCATGATCGAACGCACCTGGGATGCCATCGCCGGCAATGCCGAGGTAGCCACCGGCTGGCGCCGCTATCTCTATGCCGGCATGCAGAACACCCGCAATCTGCTGCGGTCCGCCCAGATGGGCAGCGCCATCCTGTCCAGCGTGGGCGACCTGGAAACCGTGCGCGCCACGGCGTCGTGGAACGGCCTGGAAACCACCGGCGTGTTGCGGTGGTACACGCGCCAGCTCAACCCCGCCTCGGCCGAGGACCGCCGCTTCGCCCGCCGCGCCGGCCTGATTGCCGATGCCACCAGCCGCGCCATGAGCAATAGCCGCGTGGTGGATGAGGATCTGGGCAAAGGCTTCACCGCCAAGCTGGCCAACGCCACCTTCGAACTGTCCGGGCTGAACGCCCACACCAACGGCCTGCGCGCCGCCTTCCAGATGGAGGCCATGGCCACGCTGGCCGAAAACGCCGGCAAGGCCTGGGACGATTTGCCCGCGCCCCTGCGCGGCATGCTGGAACGCGGCGGCCTGGACCAGGCCATGTGGGATGCGGCGCGCAAGGCGCCCATGCTGGACCATGCCGGGGTGAAGTTTCTGGACGCCCTGGAACTGGCCGCCAGCGGCGACAAGCTGACCCGCGAAGCTGGGCTGCGCCTGCAGCAGGCCATCCTGCAGGAAACTGACATGGCGGTGCCGGTGCCCGATGCCCGCGCCCGCGCGTGGATGGACTTTGGCACCAAACCCAACACCTTCATGCGCGAGGTGGTGCGCACGGCGACCATGTACCGCTCGTTCCCCGTCACCATCACGCTGACCCACGGCTACCGCGCATTCCATGCCGGCGCCGGCATGGGCCGGCGTATCGCCTATGCCGCACCGCTGCTA